CAGCTTTGTCAAATGTACAATGATATGGCCATCGACAACGGATTTTCAGCTATCGACGATCATGCCATCGACGCGAGCCATGACAAGCAAACGAACCTCTTATCTATATTAAGACACTTATTTTATTTGCGAAGTTTTGAGCTTTCTCACTTGGCACAAATAGCCAAATAGAAACCATCTCAACCGTACCCATATGTGCTTGCGTGGGACGGGGCTTTGCTGTATGCTACGCTCGAAATGAGCCAGCTTCGCTTACGCAAGTAACAGACATCTAGGAGGTCTCCCGTGTCGGATATATCTGAGAAGCTTCGCACACTCAAGACAGACGCGATCTCGGTTCTAGAGGAGGTCCTTGGCGGGGCTGAAAGCGAAGATGTGCGGCGTAAGGCTGCAGTGGACATTTTGAACTTCAGCGAAAAAACCAAGGACGAGTCACCTGTAACAGAGGAACAACTTGCCTGGCTTGGAAAAGTCCTTATCGAGGCTGACGAGATTCATCGCAGCGTCGAAATCAGCGCGGGGTAAATGGGAGGAGCTTCGCACCCTGGCGAAGACCGACCTTTACTTTTTCTGCAAAGGTGTGCTAGGCTTCATTGACATGACGCCTGGCTTCCATGGTGTTAGATGCACCCAGATCAACGCGCTCAAATTACCCAACGGTCGCCAGCTGGACTTGTGGCCTCGTGGTCACCTCAAAACACACATCCTCACCATTGGCAAGTCGATCCAGGAATATCTCATAGACCCCAACATTCGTACTCTCCTCGCCGGTGCATCCCAGGACAACTCCAAAAAGAACCTTCGCAAGATCAAACAAATCTTTGAAACCAACACCCTCCTCCACTGGTTGTTTCCTGAGTGTGTCCCCAATGTCAAGGGCGACAAGTGGGCTGAGACTGAGATCTGTCTCCCGCGAGACAGGAATCATGCTGAGTCCACTTTCAAAGCTGTGGGCGTCGGCGGTCAAACCGCTGGCTGGCACTTCGACGTGCTACGCAAGGACGATCTGATCGACGAGAAAACTGAACGTAGTCCAGAGATAATGGAAAAAATTATCGACTGGCATATCCTTACCAAAAGTCTCTTAGAATCCCCTACCTCTGGCATCGACCATCTCATCGGTACTCGTTGGTCCACCGGCGATCTCTACCAGTACGTGATCGACCACGAGCGTGAGTACAAAGTTAACTGTATTTCAGCTCTAGGCTTGGACAGTGTTCCTGTCTGGCCAGAACGCTTTACGCTTGACGGGCTCTTGATGCTACGTGAGAAAGATCCTTACATCTTTGCTTGTCAGCAGATGAACAATCCTCGAGATGCCAGCGTGGTGGACTTCAATCCCGCTTGGCTCCGTTACTATGGTTTTCAGGATGAGGCTATGAACATCTTGGCGGAGGTTGGCTAGTGTCTTTGACGATTCCCAAAGCACAGATTCAAGTTCCACGAGCTTCGCTCGACGTGGTTATCACTTGTGACCCCGCTATCAGCGAACGCTCCGCTGCTTGTCGCACAGCAATCACAGTTGCTGGGATGACCCCCTATCAAAAGATTTTTGTTCTGGCTTATTGGGTGGGCCGGCAGGGTGATCCAGCTAAGATCATCGAGGCCATGCTTGATCTTGCAGACTTCTGGCAACCTCGAGTTATCGGTATCGAGTCGGTGGCGTTCCAGCAAGCCTTAGAACCGTTTACCAAGCGTGAGATGGAAGTCCGCGGTACCTGGCACCCCTTGATAATGTTAAAACCTGACCGTAACGAAAAGAAGGATCAAAGAATCTTATCTATGCAACCATTCTTTCGAAGTGGTCAGGTTTATATTCAATCAGGTATGCTGGAGTTGATCGAAGAGTACGAGACCTTTCCACTAGGCCGTACTCGCGATCTACTCGATGCACTTAGCTACGCATTCAGACTGCTGGTTCCGCAGCAAGCTGCCAAGAAACCAGGCCTTGAGACACGGCTTGCTGAACTCGGCCAGCGGGACCCAGTTTCTGCCCGCTACTGGCGTGCAGATGCGATACGTCGAGGCATCCTTGACAAAGAAACAGACAACATCCTCGATGACGATTACGTTGATGACATGATTGGTGAGGGTGTAGGGGAGTTCTTTTAACTCATAGCTTGGAGGTCTCACTTGTTTTTCAGCTCACCTTATATCAAGCAGCTAGAAACCCATATCAAAGCACTAGAAGCCGAGCTGCGTAAAAGTCGAGTAGAAGTAGATCATGAGCGTGAGCAGTTTAGGGCACGCGAGATCACACTTATCGACCGGCTGCTGGCCAAGAATGGTGTGCCTGAGGTTGACTTGAGTCTCAAGGAGCCCCGAGACATCAACAACATGGCGATCTTTGAAGACATTGAACCACTCCCACGAGGGTCAGAAGATATCGTGGACGAGCGCAGAGGAGAGCGACTAGATGCCTTCGCTGAGTGACATTTTTAACCAGATGGTGGGTCAGGGTTCCACTGCAAACACTGAGGCCGGTGCTACGCCAGCATCTATGCAAAGTGATGGTGAGGGCGAGGAGAATGTCTACACTGACAAGCACAAGGTGGCCCAGCGCATCCTAGATCACATCAAAGATTGCGACAAGCTCCGCTGGAGTTTTGAGCGGCTGTGGTTTCGTTCCGTGCTGTACTACCTGGGCAACCAGTGGTTAACATGGGATGCACGTTCCCGTAGATGGCGTGAGAAGAAGCTACGCAAGTGGGTACCTAAACCAGTTACCAACCGCTACGCGAGCACAGTCGATTCAATTTGCTCGGCAATTCAATCCACCAAGGTACTTCCATCAGCTTGGCCTGCTACGCAGGACCCAGAAGACCAAGGTGCGGCTAATGTCGCAGATCGTGTAATTGAGGTGATTGCCCAGGAGATGCGTAGCGAGCGTGTACGCGGTAAACTGGCCAAACTCATGACACTTTGTGGTGATGCCTTTGCCTATGTCTATTACGACAAGGGAGATGACACACTTGGCAAAACCCAGATCAACTCTCTTCAATGCACACAGTGTGGAATGGTCGCCCAGCCTCTAGAGTTCGCTGAAGCTTGTCCGCAGTGTGGTAATGTGGGTGATCCCATGCCCGCGATGAATCCAATGGGCCAGCCTCAGGGTGAGAAGTATCCTATTGGCAGGATGGCCTGTGATGTGCTGTCCCCCTTAGAGCTCTATATCAATCTCGATATCGTAGACATGAATAAACAGCAGAAGTTCACGATTGCGCGCAGCTACTCGATTGAGCAAGTCAAAAAGATGTACCCTGGTGACATCTCTGCCAACATTGCACCAGATACCGCAAGTGCCACGCGCACAGCTCAGTACTTCATGGAGGCTTTGGCGTTTTCGACTGAAGACTCAGGCTATAACCTCACTGGCGCCTCTCACAGAGATCGTGTCACCTTATTTACTCACATCGAGCTGCCCAGCGAGGACTACCCCGAAGGTATCCACTGTGTTATGTGTGCAGATGAGACTGTCCTCGAACTTGGTCCTTCGCCGCACTTTGAAGAGCTTCCAGATGGTCAAAAAGAATACTACCGGCCTGTGATTAAGTTTGGTTATGAGTCTGTCCCTGGTCGCTTGTACAGCAAGACCCCAGCGTATGACTTGATTCCCAAGCAAGATCAACTTAACCGGCTGGAAGCTTTGATCGAGATGTCAGTGATGAAAGGTGTGTATGTAAACTGGCTCCTACCTACGGGTAGCTCGATTGCTGAAACATCAGGCGAGCCAGGTGTCAAGATTCGTTACACACCTACCGGCACTGGCGGGCACAAACCCGAAGTAATCACTACCGCACCGTTCCCAGCAATCTTGCTTGAGTGGAAAACTCAAATCCAGCAGGACTTTGAGGAACTGGGCGGTACCTTCGATGCACTCAAAGGCAACGTGCCACGAGGTGTAAGTGCCGGCTATGCCATCCAACTCCTTACTGAGCGCAGCTATGGAAGATTTGCCAGTGTGTTCGCCGAGTGGGAACTCAGCTGGGTAGACTACTACAGCGTGGCCCTCAAGATGTTTCGTACCTACGCCACTGAACCCCGCTTGCGTAAGATCAAAGGATCTACTGGTGCATGGGAGATCGAAGCTTTCAAAAATTCCAGTTTGAAGGGTTCGGTGGATCTCAAGGTAGAAGGCTCTGCTACCAAACCACGTAGCAAACTTGCCGAGCAAGCGTTGGTGGAGTCCCTGGCAAAAATGGGTATCATCAACACTGAGGACCCTGAACAAAGATTCCAGATTGCCCAGATGTTTGGCATGTCCCATGTACTTGGTGTGCATGATGACGACGTGAGACACGCATGTGGTGAGTGGGATGCGCTCTTGAAGTGGACCCCGCCTGCAGACCCCATGACTGGCGAGCCATTCATAGATCCAAACTCACCTGAGCCGTTCCCACCGGGTGGCCCAGAAGAGGACGACGTTTTTGACAATCACGCAGTCCATGTTACCGAGCATCGCAAGCCAACACGCACAGACGTCTGGCGTCAGTTGCCCGTGTGGAAGCAGCTCTTCTGGAAGAACCACACAATCAAGCACATGATTGCTATGCAGCCTGTTATAGACGGCATGGCTCAACCTTCTGGCAACACTGCCAAAAACCCACAAGGCGAACCTCCTAACACAACCAGCAAAGCCAACGAGCAAGGTGACAAGACAATGGACACCTTGCGTGGCGGAGGTAGTGTAGCTATGGGTTCTGGCGGAAAGAACCAATTTTAGTAAAAGGTAACCATGGATCATATGGATCTTAACGAGCTACATGAACAATTAGGTCATCTCAACGGCCGTGTGGAGACTAACTCTGATGCAATCAAAAAGTTGGAAGAAGTGATTGAGAAAGTACGTGATCGCGTACCACCTTGGATCGTCATGATTATGACTGGCATGAGTGGGTTGCTTGGAAGTTTTATCACTATCATCTTATCACGTCGTTAAGGAGCATTATGGATAACAAAGCAATGTCTGCGGCTATCTCAACCATCGAGCTGCAGTTAGAAGCTCTCAAGAGTGCTTGCGGCTTGCCCCAAGATACAGGTGAGGAAGACCACGAGGACGAGTCTGGTGCTGAAGAAGCAGCGGAGCACAAAGTCCCAGCAAGACGTGGTAGACACAAGATCATGCCGCGCTTCAAAAAGGAATCAGAGTGAGTTATGCCGAATCTGGTCATTGCAGCATCTGCTTCTGGAGACACTACACTACTTGCCGCTGTGAGTTCCCGCAGGTGGCTAGTGAGAAAGATGGTGTTAGTTGCCAAAGCCGCCGTAGACATCAAGTTCAAAAGTGGTGCCACAGACGTAACTGGGGTAATGGGTTTTGCAGCGAATCAGGCGATGATTCTTCCATGGCAGAGTGAGCACGACCAGCCTTGGTTTCTCGGTAGTGCAATCAACCAAGCACTAGTGATTAATCTCGGGGCTGCGATTGTGGTGGGTGGTTTCCTGGTCTATGATTTGGTGGAAGGCTGATGCACGAAGAATCTATAACCATCGGACAGGATGGTAAATATCATCTTGAGATTGGCACTGATCGAGATGGCAAAAAGGGCCAGCGGCTCTCGCCAATGTTCCCGTTTGAGAAAGAAGAATACGACACTGAAGAAGAAGCGAACGAAATGGCTGCAAAGCGTAGTGATGCTTTCGGCAGACTACTGGACGAATCTCGCGCTCGTCACAGTGGTTTTGAGCAGTTAATGCGCGACACAGCAGGCACGTGGACACGACCACGTTAAAAAGTGTAGCCTAAGGAGTTTGTGATGTCTAGAGTTTTACGCAGCATTGAAGGTAGCTGGTTGCCCCGTTCCCGGTACTCGTTGTCTGCGGACGGCGAGGGTGAAGAGAACGAAGGAGTAGGAGGAGGCTCTGGCGATCAGGTCCAAGTTGAAGGTGAGGCAGGTGATTCATCCCGCGCCGCCAGCGATAAGGGCGAACAGATGATCCCCAAGTCTCGCTTCGACGAAATCAACAACGTACTCAAGCAGTATAAGGCATTGGGAGACATTCAAGGTATCCAACGTATGCGTGATCGCATGGAGTTCATGGAGAAGAACCCAGGCAAACGATATACGGAGAAGGAAATCATAGATATCGAGAATGAACTGTCACAGGTACCAGCGGTCGCACAAGCGATCAGAAGTGCCAAGCAGTTTAATGCCTACATGGAGCGGCAGACGCGTAACTACACCAGTGAAGGTACACGTCAGACCGAAGGATTCTTGAAAGACATGGGACGCGATGTAACCGAGCGTAGTCGCGTGGCCCTTACAAATGCACTCTGTGGGATCATCCAAAGTGATGAGACCTTAATGGAACGCTTTATGGGCCATGATCCCAGCGTGTTCAAAGAAGCATTTAAGTATTTCCAGGAAGGTGTGTCAGGTGCAAGCCTGCGCAAAGTACCTGGGATGACAGAGCAACAGAAGAAACTGGGTCCCAAGCCTGTAGCTAAACAGGGTGGAAATCAGGCCCAGCGAAATAAGGAACCACAATCTGAGCGAGATATGCTCGACGAGGCTGGTGAAGCGGCCTTTGACACACTTCTCGCGAGTGAAGGAAACTAATTATGGCACTTGATATTGCTGCTTATGATGCAGTTTTGAAGGAAGTTTACGAGAAGACCATCGTGGCCTTGTTAAACTCGCGCACGCGGACCAGGAACCTGTTTAAGAAAGAAACTGGCTCTTGGGAAGGTCGGCAGGTACGCTATCCGTTGAATGTTCGGCGTAACCAGGGCGTGATGTTTACTTCTGAGAACGGCACGCTACCGAGTGCTGGCAATCAGCAGTACACTGAGACGCGCATTCCGATGCGCTATGCCCATGGGCGTATTCAGTTGAGCATTCAGACCATCAAGCATTCACGGACGAGCAAGGGCGCGTTCAAGCGTGCGATGGATCAGGAAATGATGGGTCTCGTGAGAGACCTTGGTAATGACCTCAACAGGTCGATGTTCGGCGCAGGCTTGGGCACGCTGGCATGGGTCAATGAGGCCACTCCAACTGGTGACACCACGCTCATCGTGGATGCACCTGGCGGAGTTATTGGTTCTGTCCACGGCAATCGTTTCTTGAACGTGGGTATGACGGTTGGATTCATCAATTCAGGTTCTGGTGCCCTTCGTGGTACTGGTGCATCGCCAGGCCGCACTATTACCGCGGTGTCTACTGACGGTAACAACGTGACCCTCGACAGTGCTCCTGGTGGTGGTACCGCTGACAACGATTTCGTGGTGCGTATTGCATCCACGGCTTCGACCTTGGTTGTGACGGACTCTGCGTACAACCAGGAGTTCAACGGGATGTTGGCGTTGGTGGACGATTCTACGTATGTGACGACCCTCAACAACGTGAGTCGCACCACGTACCCGATCTTCAAGTCAACTGTGCTTAGTTCCGTTGGGCCGTTGTCTGCTGACGTTTTGCAGCGTGGCCTCGACGTGGCTGACCAGTTGGGTGAAGCGCAGATCAAGCACTTCATTGCACACCACTCGGTGCGTCGTGCGTATCTGACGATGGTGGATGCAGATCGTCGCTATATTGGTAGCGATTTGCTCTCACCGGATGCTGGTACCAAGGCCGCCAAGATGGGCGATGTGACGTTCGGTGGGATTCCTTGGCAGGTTGACAAGGATGCACCTTTCGGCATGTTGTTCGGGTTTGACCCGACCACAGCCACTCGCTGGGTTGAGGTTGAAGGCGAGTGGGCTGACGACGATGGGACGATCCTGTTGCGTCTGACCAATGCCGATGCGTATGAAGCACGGTATCGCATTTTCGAGAACTACTCGTTGGACCGCCCAGCTAGCTCAGTGCGCTGGGATGGTATTACCACTAACGTCGTTGTGGCACACGTTGGCTAATAGCTAACGGAGCCTAACTTGAACCTGGGGCTAGATGCTTGACTCACAAGGTTGATGTATCTGGCTCCAGGCCTCAGGTTCAAAAAGGAGATCTATGGAAGTTGTCACCGTGGTGAATCGAACCGATAAAGAGATCGAGTTCGTATTTGATAGCAGGCCTTATATTGTGCCTGCTTCTGGGTTTCTTAACACTCAGGACGATGCTGGCTGGCACGGGTATTATAAGTGTATTGCCAAGTTAGACCCGATTACTAATATGGCGTTGCACTTGCTGGGGATTAAGAATATCCAGGGTGAAGAACTGGTTACTTGTTCGCCTTTGGACTATCACAAAGCACCTTACGAGGAGTTGCTGGATCGTACCAATATGGATGGCAAGTTCGAGACCAAAGTGTTTGCAAATCCTGATGCAGCCAAGTCGCGTGTAGATGCAATCCAGATTAGCACGCCCCAGAGTCTACGTGCTCCTGAACTGGTTAATAAAGGAGAAGAGTAATGGCACAGACAACTGTTAATGCTCAAAATGCCACATTTACCTTGGCACGTACTGGCTCTGCGCGACTCAAGAACATTAGAATTACGCAGCGTGCTGGTGCTGCTGCAAGATTGTTCTTGCAGCTATTTGATCTGGCAGCACCTACAGTAGGTACCACAGTACCTACAATGGTTATTCCTATCCCTGCCGGTAACACTCAGAGTGATGGTGAAGCATCTGAGACTCGTTTCTCGTCTAATCGAGGTGGGATCATTTTCAGCACCGCTATATCATTTGCAGCTACCACAACTGCTACAGGTTTGACGGCACCCACTGCAGGTCAAGAGCCTGAGGTCTCGGTTGACTGGGAACCTAACGCATAAGGAGTATATGACATGGCATTGATTTCATA